AGGATATGGGCTTTGCCTACTATGGCCCAGAAGACAGTGTAATGAGTGATCCTATGGAGATGGTAAAACAATTCTCCAAGGTGCTATCTCAGGTTCCTAATTGTGGGTTGTATGCCTCCCTGATGCAAGAGGAGTTTGATGAATGGCGTTCCGAATACCTTCACAATACGAAAGAGCAACAATTAAAAGAACTGGCGGACCTTGTGTATGTGGTGTATGGGTATGCGAATGCTGCTGGGTGGAACCTAACTGAAGCGGTTATTCGTGTGCATGAGAACAATCTTGGTCGTTGTATCCAACCTGATGGGTCGATTAAACGTCGATCTGATGGCAAGATCGTCAAAAACCCTGACTACCCTAAAGTTGATTTAGGAGATCTAGTATGAAATATCTTGCCTTCTTACTGTTTATGCTTACAGTGCCCGCAGCCAATTTTCTGATTGGTAATTTTGGAGCTGTTTGCTTAGAAAATGGCCCTTGTTTGATACCTGTTGGTTTTGGTCTTATGGCCCCAAGTGGGGTCTTGATGATTGGCCTTGCGCTAGTATTACGAGACTGGTTACAGGAACTCACTAACTGGAAGTGGTCTGCCTTTGCTGTTTCTGTCGGTGCAGTCGTTTCTTGGCTTGTGGCTGACCCATTTATTGCAGTCGCAAGTGCGGTGGCGTTCTTTACTGCGGAGATGTTTGACCTTGCGGTATATACGCCACTCCGTAAATCAGGCCGTGCTCTGGCAGTTTTAGTTTCTGGTATCGTTGGGGCTATTGTAGACAGCATTCTTTTTGTCTATATTGCTTTCGGTTCTCTAGAGTTTTCTTCTGGTAATGTTGTTGGTAAACTTTATGCAACTTTTGCTGTAGTTGCAGCACTTTATGCTTGGAGGAAGTATGCTACATTATCACGGAACACCGATAAGTCCCAGACAGGAGCTTGAAAAACTATCTGGAAAACACTTTTGTGTTTCTTTTGCCCACCCTTGGGATGCAGACTGGTGTATAAGAAATGCACAAAGTATCATGTGGGACAATGGGGCTTTCTCGGCCTACACAAAAGGTAAACCTTTCAACAAGGACGGTTACATAAAGTGGCTAGACGACAAGTTATATGGTGCAAATTGGGCTATCATACCGGATGTTATTGATGGTAGCGTGGAGGATCAAAGAGAGTATATGTCTGGTTGGCCATACCCTAAACACCTTTCCGCACCTGTGTGGCATATGCACTTGTCGTTAGACTGGTTGCGAGAAATACTTGACACATACCCAAGGTTTTGTTTCGGCTCTTCCGGTGAATTTTGGAAAGTTGGTAATGCAGCTTGGTCTAGGCGTGCAGACGATGCTTGGTCTATAATAGAAAAGTCTGGAGCAAGACCTTGGGTTCATATGATGCGTGGACTTAAACTTGCAGATAAGAGGTGGCCTTTTGCGTCAGCGGATAGTACCAATGTCGCTAGAAACTTTAAGAACAAGGGCCGTGAAAAATGCCCCAAAGAAATGTGCGAAAGGATTGATGCAATCCAAACCCCGCTAACCTTTACATTAGAATTAGGAAGATAAGAATGAGCAACCACCTTCCAACTGATTACCAAGCCTTCATTCACACCTCTCGCTATGCACGGTGGCTTGAAGATGAACAACGCCGTGAAAGCTGGCCTGAGACCGTCTCTCGTTATATCCAGAACGTAGTTGTCCCCAAGACCCGTGATGAAGTCTCTATAGACGAGATTGAAGAGGCTATCCTTAACCTTGAGATTATGCCTTCTATGCGGGCTATGATGACTGCTGGTGAGGCCCTTAACCGTGATAATACTGCTGGCTACAACTGCTCCTACCTGCCTGTGGATGATCCCAAGAGCTTCGATGAGGCTATGTTTATCCTCCTCTGTGGCACTGGTGTGGGCTTCTCTGTTGAACGACAGTTCGTGAGCAAGTTGCCAGAAGTCCCTGAGATTTTATTTGCATCTGACACGACAGTGATCGTCAAGGACAGCAAGGAAGGTTGGGCAAAGGCATTGCGTCAAGTGATCGCACTTCTCTACTCTGGTGAAATTCCTAAGTGGGATGTGTCTAAAGTTCGCCCTGCTGGTGCTAAACTTAAGACCTTTGGTGGTCGTGCTTCTGGTCCTGCCCCTCTGGTGGAATTGTTCAACTTTGTTACCGCTAAGTTTGTTGGTGCTAAAGGTCGTCGCCTATCCTCTATCGAATGCCATGACATCATGTGCAAGATCGGTGAGGTAGTGGTTGTTGGTGGTGTTCGTCGTTCTGCGATGATTTCTCTTAGCAACCTCTCTGATGATCGTATGCGTCATGCCAAGTCTGGCGCATGGTGGGAGAATGATCCTCATCGTGCTCTTGCTAACAACTCTGTAAGCTACACAGAGAAGCCTGATGCTGTATCGTTCATGCGTGAGTGGATGGCTCTAGTGGAGTCTGGCTCTGGTGAACGTGGTATCTTCAACCGTCAAGCCTCTGTGAAGCAGGCTGCTAAGAATGGTCGTCGGGAGACTGGATATGAGTTTGGGACTAACCCATGCAGCGAAATCATCCTGCGTCCGTATCAGTTCTGCAATCTCACGGAAGTTGTGGTCCGTGCTACAGACACTATTGAGAGTCTATCTCGAAAAGTCGAGTTGGCAACTATTCTGGGAACTATCCAATCGACCTACACCCACTTCCCGTACCTGAGAAAGATTTGGCAGAAGAACACTGAGGAAGAACGTCTGTTGGGGGTATCCCTTACAGGCATCATGGACAACCCTTTGCTGACGACAAAGAACGCAGCATTGGATAAAACTCTGGGGCATCTCCGTAATGTTGCGATTTCTACTAACACTAAATGGGCTGCTCGTCTTGGCATTCCTGTTAGTGCAGCTATTACCTGCGTCAAGCCTTCTGGCACTGTTAGCCAGTTGGTTGATTCTGCCTCTGGTATCCATGCCCGTCATAGTGACTACTATATCCGCACTGTTCGAGGTGATGTTAAAGACCCTCTGACGCAGTTTATGAAGGATCAGGGTATCCCTTGTGAACCGTGTGTTATGAAACCTGACAGCACTGTGGTGTTCTCCTTCCCTCAGAAGGCACCTACTGGCGCTGTTGTCACTGCTGATCTGACTGCTATCGAACAGTTGGAGATGTGGCTGGCATATCAACGTAACTGGTGTGAACACAAACCCTCCGTGACAATCAACGTCAAGAAGGATGAATGGTTCGAGGTAGGCTCTTTCGTCTACAAACACTTTGATGAGATGTCTGGGGTGTCGTTCCTTCCCTATAACGAACACACCTATCAACAGGCCCCTTACCAAGAGATTGGAAGGTCTGACTATGAAACTCTCCTATCTCTTATGCCGAAGAAGATTGATTGGTCTAAGCTGAAAGAGTATGAGGCTGATGATAGCACTAAGGGTTCCCAGACCTTCGCATGTGTTGGTGGCTCTTGTGAGATTGTTGACTTGACATAACGGCGGGGGCCTAAGCCCCCTCCTTATTCTGGAGAACTTATGTCTATTCGTAAACGGTTCGATAGGGCTTTGTATGAAGCCTACGACCAAAAAGCTAAGGATGCCCTAGCAAAGCATCTCCATGGCCGTGGTCATAGTGTGGAAGTTAAGAAGGAGGATTACTATGTAGATGTTGTGTCCACAAAGAATGGTAACACCTACTACAACGAGGCTGAAGTGAAGCTGGCATGGGAGGGCGACTGGCCTAAAGATTGGGCTGAAATCCGTATCCCTGAACGTAAGACCCGCCTCCTTAAGAAATACCAGAACGAGACTGGCTTCCTCAACTTCTACATCTTCGACAAGAACCTTGCACAAGTCTGGCGTATCCGAGATACTTCACTACGACAAGACCGTCTTAAGGAAGCTAAAGGTCGGTATATCCAGAAGGGGGAGCTATTCTACCACATCCCCTACACCGAAGCTGAATTAATCACATTGGACGCATAATGGCAAAAGTAAACCTTGGCTCCGTATGGAAGCCCTCATCCAAACCAAAGAATACCTCTCAGGGTAGGACTAACTCTCGGATCAAGTTCAGCTCCATGAACAAGTCTAAGAAGAGGTCTTACAAACCCAACAGAGGTCAAGGATAATGTGGGTTGTCGTTACTAGGAATAACTGTCAGTTCTGTGAAGATGCTAAGACCCTCCTCAAAGGGAAGGGTATCTACTATACGACATACAATGTTCAGGAGAAAGGTAGTAAGTGGGTATTATCTTTGATTAAGATGGCTGGCCTAACTACAGCCCCGCAAATCTTCGACAATGAAGGAAATCATATTGGTGGCTATACCGATTTGGTAGAGCACTTTAAGGGAAGCTAATGGAACAGGCACCTCCTAAGAAGTCTCGTCGCAAGACGGCTTATAAAAATGCTGATAACAAACCTTTGGCAGAGCTTCTGCCCAAGACGCCAAAACAGAAAGAGTATCTTGATGCCCTAGAGACTGCGGAGCAGATTATCGTCCTTGGACCCGCAGGGACAGGTAAAACCTATATGGCTGCTACCTTTGCCTCTAACCTTTACACTGTGAAGGCTATCGACAAGATCATCATCACCCGTCCTAACGTAGCTGCTGGTAAGTCTATCGGATATTTTCCGGGTACGTTAGAGGAAAAGATGATGCCTTGGGTTATGCCTGTGCTTGAAGTCCTTCATTGGAACTTGGGTAAGGGTGCAGTGGAAACAGGCATTAAAAATGGTAATATTGAGATTGCCCCCTTCGAGACAATGAGGGGTCGTTCCTTCCAAGACGCATTCGTTATCCTTGATGAGGCACAGAACGTGACACCCCACGAGATGAAGATGTTCTTGACTAGGATTGGTGAAAACTGTAAGGTTGTGTTGAACGGTGACATTATGCAATCTGACCTTGGTGAAACCAGTGGCCTTAGTAAAGCCATTCACCTTGCTAAGAAGCACATGATCCCTGTTCCTGTTGTGGAGTTCACTGCTGACGACATTGTTCGTAGTGTGCTCTGTAAGCAATGGATAATGGCATTTATGAAGGAGGGACTTTGATTGGCTAAGTGGGACTTAAGTAAGCTCGATACCAAAAGCGATGATATGGTAAATAGCCCTGCCCACTACGGACAAGGCTCTATCGAATGTATCGACTACATCGAAGACTTCTTAAATGAGGATGAGTATATCGGATACCTACGTGGGAATATTGCAAAGTATCTTCATCGTTGGCGATATAAGAACGGCCTCGAAGATTTGAAGAAGGCACAATGGTATCTTAACAGGTTAGTCCAATATAAGGAGAAGTAGATGTTCTCGGCACTATTCGTAGTATGTAACATGGAGCTAGGTTTATGTAGACCCTACGCAGCGGAATATGTATTTACCAATAATGTAATCTGTATTGATTATGCAGAGGGAATGCGACAACAAGCACTGTCTCAGTTACCTAGCAGTGCAATCATCATGTATAAGTGTGTGGAGTTCCCAAGGTCCACATAAGCAATAAAAAAAGCCCGCCGTTCCAACTAAGGAGCGAGCGGGCTTTAGTGTTTTTATATGTCATTTTCGTCTGAATACACTGACGATGCTTCTTATAATCTCTTGTGGGCTAGGCAACAGCCACCCTAGTATCAATAGTAGTATTAACCAAGGTTGGGTCTCATTGACCACTGTAGTCTGGTTGGACTGATCTATAGAGTCCACCCTAGAGTTTGGTCTTACTGAAACAGTAGGGGCCACATTATTTGTCGTCCCCACCGTTTGTGTATTGGTTTTCCCCACCTGTGTATTGGCCGCTACGTTGGGTCCGCCCCCTGTCAGAAGACTTAATGGACCCTTGCTGCAACTTGGCATACTGGTCAAAACCAAAAGCAGCGGCAGCAAAAGAGAAAATCGGCCAGACAAGTATTTCAACGATAGTTGCATCCTTCACCTCTACGACATAGACAAGCCATAACAGTAAAGCTACAGCCAATTCCCTCTTATATGTTTTCATTTATTCTTCTTCCACAACACTGTCAATAGTGTAAACACTAGGGTATTGAAGATGAACCAGATATAATTACTGAAGTCACGACCCCAAATATCTCCCAATAGAAACGCAGTAGTCCAACCACTTTGGGCGATAAGGTAAGTTGCAGTAAGTGCTAGACCAAGGGTGGCCAGCCAAGAGCAACCTTTTACGATCCAGTTAGAGTAAAGGACAAGGACGACTATCGCCCATAGGAATGTGATACTGTCGATGTAGACTGACATTCTGGTTCTTTCCCACCTGTTATTCCAAGTTCATAGTATACGTTCACGGCCACCCCAAACAGGATTGCTCCAGCAATGAGGAAGCCAAGGTTGTTCTTGACCCTTTGAAAACTCACTGCCCTAATCCCCCTCGCACAACCCAAGCTACGATAGCAGAGATAAAGCCCCCGATAACAAACAAGAAACTACGGTCTAAAAGTTGTTGTCGTTTCTCTTCATTCTTAGCCATTGTCTCTACGGTTTGATTGAGGAGGGCAATGGTTGTATTTAATTGTATAATGCTTTTCTCTAAGTGATCGTTTGCCTCTTCCAGCTTAGATACACGTCTTTCCAAATCCTCGGTGCTCATACTGGATAATCTTTCCAAGGAAGTTGAAAGTGAGGTCCGTCAGGGAAACCTTTCCAGTCACCACCCCACTCTAGAGGAATCCCAAGTTCATCTGCGGCCTTCTTCATAGCATCAGCGATGGGGTAGAAGTATTCCCAGTCCCAAGAGATAGGATAAGGAAATAGGTCAACAGCATGACCCGTAAGATGTCGAGAGTTAAGCGTCTTACTACGACCCGTATTGTAGAGTTCATGCTGACGATCAATAGACCGAAGCCCTTCCCCTACAGAGAAGTCTTGAGAGCTAATTTCAATAGCCCTCTCGACCACTGCGACAAGATCAGGGTGAACACCATAGAGCCTACGACGAGATTTGTTGCCTAGTATATAACCCATCACACACCTCAATACT